GTTGATAGTAGTAACACAACATCCAACAATCCCCAACATAACCAAACACAAGTTCTCCTTCTTCAAATTTCACAATAGGAGTGTTGGTGATTGGTGGAATTGGATTTTGTGAAAGACATGTATTGGATTCTTCATAGTATCTTCCATCAGAAGTGTAAAATTTCACATGTCCCCTTTTCTCAAATTCTACTCCAATTGGATATTCATTTTGTTTTAATCCACTTATTTTTACTACAATTCCTTTTCCAAATATAGAACAATAAACAGTTTGTCCCACTTCAAAATATGTTTTCATTGGATTATTGTTTTAATGTGAGTGTTTTAGTTTGTATTCCCACATGTGTAGAGAATTGTTTTGTGTAGCTTCCCTTAACACCGTTCTCAAAGAGAACACGTATTGGATAGAAAGAAGCTTTGGAAGAGAGAACTATCCCTCTTCCATGTTTTGGATGTGTTATGGTCATGATGTTGTTGTTTAGAAATGAATAATGATTGAAATTCCCACTCAACCTTCTACATTGCTGTAGTTGCTCCTTGTGAAAGCAATATGAGGTTTTAAGAATTACTATTTGTTATGAAGCTTATAACTATTTGTAATAGATGTAATATTTCTATGAAAGAATGAAGTGCTAAATTTCAATTAAGATGTAGAAGTGTGAAATGCTATACTCTTATTTATAGCTCTAACCAACTGTAAATCAATTAGTTAGAGCTACTCACTATTGCAATTCTTTGATTTCTTTTAAATCATTGAACTGTTCTTGAACCTAATCTGCAACACTGTCATCTCTATTTTTCAGAGTTTCAATGATGGATTCAATAAGCATTTCTAAAGCACCTTCATAATCTGTCATAGTAGTAATATTTATTAAGTGATAGATTTCTTGATTTTGAAGTGTTGTGTAGCTATATCACTACATATTGTTATTCTTTGAGCACCATCATCACCCCTTTCTTTAACTCTTTTGTATTAGTATTTGATGTAGTTTTAACGTGGAATAGTAAATAAATACACTATCCTTTTGAAAGAAGTGTATAGAGAAATTCGTACTATAAAATATGGGATAACTCCTTGACTATCATCATACATCACTCTTATATAGAGTACCGCTCACTCTTATATAGGGTACGGTAATACTCCACAATAGAGTGCTGTTTTTCATATCAAACTATTTATTTTTAAAGTATTACTTGACAAATGAAAAGTTTTATACTATATTTGTATATTGTTGAATAAGATTGTATATTTGCATGAGAAACAAATACTGGTTAAAGATGAACATAAAAGAGAATTCAATCGACAGTTGGATAATGAAGTGTACTCACTTAGGTGAAGTGAAGCTGTTCGGATACATACTATCTACATTCAATGTCAATGATATGACATGGAACTATGATAAGTATAAGAAAGAAGCAATAATAAAACTTCTAGAATTGAGTGAAGCTACAATATTCAAATACTTAAAACTCCTGTGTAAGAATCAACTCCTCATTAAAAAAGGAAAAGGATTATACACAATAAATGAAGAGCATATACAATTTGGAAGCAAGAAATAATTAAACTACTATAAACAATGATTGAACACACTCCACATTTACTAAATGAATTTATTCTTGTTGAAAATGAGAAAGCTGAATTGAGAGATTACTATATCTATTTCTTATGGTTTGAAGAGGAATTACTGTACATTGGTTACACTGTAAATTTGACCAATAGAATCAGATCACACAAGAAGGATAAGATGTTTGATAAAGTTACGTATCAAACCTATTTCCAAACAACTAAAGAGAAAATGCTCATAATTGAAAGAGCGAATATCAATCATTACAAACCATTGTTTAATGACAGTACTCGTTCAATACTAAAGAAACCTGATTATTGTTACGTCAGAAATGGTACAACATCTCATAAATATGAGAAAGGTGTTTTATATGGAGATGATTATAACAAAATATACTATAATGGTAAATATTTAGTACAATATACAAATACTTACACTGTCATGATAAAGTATATTGACAATGTAAAAGTAGGAATTCTAAAACTGTTTGAATATAATTTTAAATTTCAGTTATTAAATAATGAATTAAAGGTTAAAAAAATACCAAGAGATTTAAAAGAAGATCCTACTTTTTGTTCAAGAATGAAATTCTATGAACTGTTTGGTGAGAACTAAAGAAAAAGAAATAGCTCCCTAAGAAGCTATTCCCTATATCGTTAAGCTATTGGTAATTGTATGTAGCTCTGAATTGTCTTTTCTCTGCTAATTCTTTTCCCAAGCGTTGCTCCTTAGTCATAGCAATACCAAGAATAGAAAGAGCATTCATGTAGCTGTGTCCTAATGACATCAGCTTGTTCAACTCTCTGCGTTGTGATTGTTGCATTTCAGTAAATGATTAATGTTTGAAAATATGATTATTCCAAGAGTACGTCTGCTTTACATAGAAGACAAAAATGTGTTGTACTATTCTAAGAATTGCAGCATTCATCTCAATTAACATCTGTTTTCACAACATAGTTAAAGGTTCTACTTCATCTCTTACCCTTTGTTTGTTGGTTGGAAGATTAGGTTTCAATGTGAATGTCTGCAATTCTAAGAAAAGAAAGAGGTTCACACCTCTCTCAATATCCAAGTTTTTTAAGCTCAACCAAAGAGATGTTCAATCCTGCATCTGATATTCCACTTGCTCTTACTATCATACTATTCTCAAGTATGTAGTTAATTGCTGTTGGATTAGCAGATGGATTGAAATCTCTGTTAGGAACTAAATAAGCTCTACCATACAATGCATGGTTAAAACTTATCATATTCGAGTGATTGATGTAGTCCATACAACAATGAGTTAACAGTGAAAAGAAAGAGCAAAGATTTCTCCCTGCTCATACAACCCTTTACGCGAAGCATTAATCTTCCAAATCTCCCATTGCAGCAATTTGCTTCTTGATGAGAGCTTGCTTTGCTTTGAGGATTTTGATGTTCTCATAGCTTTGCATATCAGCGAAGCTCATGTCAAACTCTTCCAACTTGGAAGAATAAGCTTTAGCTTCAGCGAACTCACGATTAAGTTTTGCAGCAGAAGCAAATGCTTCCTGCTTGGTCTTATCAATGTTGTGGAAGTAATTCGTAGTATCAGTACCACGAGTAAATCCACGCACATCTACACTCACAACATCTCCCACTTTGGGAACACTGTGCAAGTGAGTGCGAGATAAGAATCCTGTGGTTCCCAAGTTGCTGTTCATCTGCACACCGTCAGCTTCCAATTCGGAAACATGATCGTTGGTTGAAGCAGGTACAGCAGCAATAGCAGTAGCACCTGTTCCCGAAGCTGGTATAGCAGCAATGGTGGTAGGTACAACACCGTATTTGTGGAACTTACCAGATGTGGTAGCTCCAAGATATTTGACTGAAACGAGCATGTCTATGATTCGATTTACCTAAGCATCGAGAGGTTTAAGGTTGAAAAGATGAGTGCTCCAAACATGACGGGATAGAGGAGCGATAAAAGTCAGAGAGGGGCTTAGTTCTTAGTCTGACCGTTCTTTTTATAGATATAATTAGGAATCGTTGTATAATTTTTATATATTTGTATCAGAAATTTAAACAATAAAAAAATGAGATACAAAATACCGGGGGTGTATTCAATCACCAACATAACTAACGGGAAGCGTTATATAGGAAGATCCTATAATATAGGAGAACGTTGGTATGAGCATAAAAGAATGCTAAAGAGGGGTGTTCATCATTCTTCACATTTACAAGCTTCTTGGGATAAGTATGGAGAGGAGAACTTTGTGTTTGAGATTTTACAATCTTGTAAACTTGAAGAAATACGAAATTTAAAAGAAATGGAACTTTATTGGATTGCGTTTCATAAATCATTACACAGTAGTTATGGGTATAATATTTATGATGAATCTAAAGCTGAGAAAAAGATTTTCAAAGAAAGAAATGGAAATCGAAGAATTAGAGAAAGGGTTTATCAACTGTCTCTTCAAAATGAGATTGTTAAAATTTGGGATAATACATCAGAAGCAGCAGAATCACTTAACGAATGCACACATCAATTTTCCAAGCATCTGTTTGGTTCAAGCAATGGTACAGGTAAGAATAATAAAGCAGTAACTAAAATAGCTCACAAAGGATTTGTGTGGATAAAAGAAACTATGTATGAAGAAGGAAAGGAATACTACCCTAAAGTATTTTCTCGAAGTACAAAAGGAAGTACATTGAAAGGAGATTATTTAGTTTTGAATTTTCTTGGAGAAATTACACATAGTTTTCCTACAAAATTAGAAGTAGCAAATTATTTTAACACCACTGAAGCTGTTATTTCTGTAGCTTCCTCTACAGAAGAAATTTGGAGAGGTGTAAGAATAGTTAGAGAGGGAAATTATGATGAAGCAAAAGATTACAGTTTTACATTACCTGCTCCTAAGTACACAGAAGTGTTATATAAAATTCAAAACACCGTAACACAGGAGATTGTAGAAATTTCTAATATTTCTCAAACAGCAAAAAACTTAGAGATAAATGATCTTAAATTAAGGATGCTTTTAAAGGGGGAAAGAAAAAGAGAAGGTAAAGTTTACAAATTTGAGAAATACAAAGAGTGGATAAAAATTCCACTCTAACTTTTCATTAAAAATACAAGGGAATGTAAACTGTGAGTTTACACACAGGAATATTACTTCATAATTAAATTCTAAGAGTATTTTGTATTTCCTATTAGTGTTTGTACATTTGTAAAAGAAAACGCAACACAATCAAAATATGGAACATTTAGTGAATGATGAGAATAAGTGGTATATCAAAATTTGGTGTGATGCTGTAACAGGAAAGAAGTTCAACACTATTAGTATACAATGGAACGAAGCTTTTGATGGAAAGTGGGAATGGGAAACAAATGAACATGTTGTAGAAATAAGAGAATTAACGGAAAAAGAATTTTTAAATCAATATTGAAAATAAAAAATATTTTACAAAACACTTGACATTGCTATATAAATTGTTGTACATTTGAGCGTTGGTAATATAAATCGAAAATTAATGCGAGAATACCTTAACACACTTCCTTACAATTGTAATTTGAACGAAGAGGAAAAGAATGTAACAGTGTACATTCCTTCTTCAAAATACAACATTAAATACCAATTGTACACAGCTCTTTATTTTACAGATAAAACTTATAACATTACAGTAGATTATGAATAATCCTTTCTTCACCTATCATAGACATGATGATTTAGAATATTGGAGTGATGGTAATGGAATGCTGTTTGGAAGAGGAGCAATGGAAGAGTTTGATAAAGCAATGAAAAAACAAGTTGAAAATATGGAAGTTAACTACAATGAACAATTTGAATTGTTAAAATCACAACCTTACAATCAGGGGAATGATGATAAATACTTGGAGCAGCTTTCTACAGAACAGGAAGTGGAATTGGAAAGAAATGCTAAAGACATGGAAAACTTCAACAAAGCTTACAGAAGCAGCAGAACATTCAGAAAGAAAGTGTTGAATAACAGATTTGGAAAACAACTTAAAATGTCAGCATACTAATGGAAGAAGAATTAAACATTCCTGTAATAGAAAATTCTTTTAATGAAGAAGTTCCTGTTAAAACAATAGAGAAAGTGTTAAGTGATTTTATGAATTTCTATTTCATAGATTTACAAACACTACAACCTAATCAAGAGAAGATACAGCAGGACATTACAGATGAGAAGGATGAAGCTATTCAAACAGCTAATGCTTCTGGATTGTTGTGGGAAGAATTAGAAGTGTGTAAGCTCATTACTATTGATCGTTGGTTGAATCAGAAGGAAGGATTTTACCAAGATAGGTTTTACAAGCAAATTACAGATACAGCTAATAGAAGAGATGTTGTGTGTGATGAAATGGGAGTGATTGAGAACATTGGAATTTCAATGAATGAAGAAGAATTTAACATATACAAACAAGCATACAATCAACTATATTTAGAATGGAAAAACAAG